GCTACGAAGCGCAGAGTTCATCACACGTTCCGCAATAAACTGAAGCTCTTTTGGAATGATAAGTTTCGTTCCACGAACCGCAATTTTAAGACCACGTTCATCGGTGAAGCCCGCAATGTCGATCAGCATCTGCTCAAGCGAAGTTTCGTTGAGGTCAGCCGCAACCGCCAGAAGGTTAGTCTGGGTTCCCGACAGTGAAGGGTGTGAAGCAGAGCAAAGCGCCGCGCCATCACCAATTACGTTTGCACCAGTAAGAAACGCGTTGTTCAGGATAGACGCAGCTTTGATTTGCTTTGTCGTAGCCATCGAACGAGCCAACGCTTTGGTGTACCGCGAAGCCAGACGATCATAGAGATTGTCTTCGATTGCTTCCTCAGTGATTGAGAACGCAAGCGCAATGGTTTCGTGGGTGTAACGTGCAGTGTAGGTTTCTTGAGCGTCGTCAAAAGAAACCGCTCCACCTTCACTCTTAACAGGTGCTGTTGCGAAACCTCCGAGCATAACTTCTTCTTCGAACGCCCGATCTGAGCTTTCTTCTTCGAAGATTTCACTATGTTCGTTTTCGTAACGTCCAAACTCCAGCCCAAACAATGCGTTCAGTCCCGGTTCTAGCTCTTTTGCTAGTTGTGCGCGAGAAATAGCCATTTTTTAAGCTCCTTATACGCCTGTCGTAGAAACAGTGCCCGCAGCAATCGAACCAGTAGGCGCGTTGAAGTGGTTGTTAATACGAACAATGAGGGGGATACCAGCACTTGTGAAGTCATTATTAGCAGCATCGTCTACGATACCCATAATTCTGAGAGCCAAAGTGTTGGTCGTTGCGATAGTGTTCAGATCAGCCGTTGCCGAAGACAACCCTGTTGAAGTCGAGCCGCTGTTACCTGTAGCAAACGCAATGTTTGCAAAAACGGCGGCGCGAATTTCCGCTTCAGTGTTTGCCGCAGACACAACATTGGATGTTGCAATCCGAAACAACTGATTTGGATCATCATAAAGGAAGGCTTTGACCGGAAAGTCGCTATCTGCGCCTGATCCGGGCCAAAAGTTAGAAAACACTGGTTTTCCGGTAGTGTCAGAAATGTATTCACATCCACCAAAAACCCCTGCAATCGAAACGTTGCCGCCAGCCGCAGCTTGCAGGTCATCAATGACGCCGCCAGCCAACGGAATAACCGCCATGCCCGAAAAGATAGGGTTAGAGTTGTCAGATGCGATACGATACTCGGTCATGCCATTAGAAGAGACAGAAGAACCCTGTCTGCTTATCGGACGAAGACCATAAGACGTGTCTGTATTCGCCATTATCTTTCTCCATTAAAAGTGGAGCTAGTTCTTCCTAGGTCCACCAAAGGTTATACGAGATTGACGATCAGGCTTGTTGATCGTCATGGTTGAGTGTGCATTCTCTCGCATCATATCCGAGTCAACCGCTTCCATCTGGTCTTTATTTCTGCTTGAGAAATAGGCCGTTCTTTCAGCAACTGTCTCTTCTGGAATGCGAGCCAGTATTAAACCGCCAACTCCAAACACACCTTCATATTTACCTGTTTCAACTACCGGAGACTCAAAATCGGGGTACTCATCTTTACGAACAAGTTCCCAACCTTCGCGCATTTTGGCGCTGATGTTCTTAGTGTCATCAAAGCCCCGCGTTTCTGAACGAATCCAACGGTGCTTGTAACCATCCGGTGCAGGCGGTGCGTCTAGCATAGACGGGGGAGCCCACGGCTTTCGTACTGCCGTTTTTTCCCGTGTTTTGTTAGCGCGAGGAGTTCTGTCTGTCATAGCTTCAATCCTTCACGTACTTAGCGTATTCGCTTAATGGCACACCCAATTTCTTCGCTATTGCGACTTGGCTAGGAGTGAGTCTAACCTTTCTTCCAGTGCTGCGCCCAGAGGTACTTCTTGAAACTCCAGCAACCGTCTGTGCGGGCCGTCTACTGGTGTTATTTGCAGGCGTTCTGAACTTTTCAGAAATGCGCTGATCTAGTTCACTATAGTAGTCATCGCTCTGCGGGTCAAACCCTTCTTCCTCCACCAACTTCTTGTGGATTCCAAAAGCCGCAAAAGTCATGGCCTCGTCTTGACCAAACCAATCGTTCTTTTCTGCCCAATCCTCGGCCTTTCGGTCTGGACGGCGCATCTGTTGCTGTTGCTGTTGCTGCTGTGGTTGAGCCTGTTGCTGCTGTGGTTGAGCCGCAGTCTCCCGCTGACGCTCTTGCTGCATCTTAGCCTGAGAAGCCCTATCGTTCTCAATAGATAACGACGTTAGCTTCCGTTGAGCCTCTACCGCGGCTTGCGTGTCGCCAAGCTCCATAGCCCGAGCCATTTCTTTCTCGGTCTGAGCAAGCTGTGTCTCCACACGCGTTGTGTATTCGTTGACGTAGCTGGTATCCAAACTGGACATACGCTGCTTTAACGAGTTGGCTTCCGCTTGAACCTGTTTTGCGTAGTTTAAAGCCTCGTTTTCACGCCGCTCTGCCTCGCGCATCTTCTTAGTAAGACGGTTTATCCGCGATTGTGTCGCGTTTTCCGCCTGTTCAAACTGGTCCTCTGAGCCCTCTTCAACGTTTGGCTCAACAGAAACCTCCGTGTCGCCGGAACCCTCTAGTTCTAGCTCAATTTGATCATTTTCTGCCATTTTTTTCTCCTAGAAATGCAAAATATCTTCGGGATTAGAGATTTTAGCTAAAATCTCGTCGTCGTTAAGAATACGAACCTCGCCACCGTCGATCTTAAACCGCGAACCAGCGTAACGGGCAAACATTACCCAATCACCCTTCGCGCACCACGGACCATCTGGAAACTTGTCGCCGTCCTGATACGCCAGTTCCCCGACCTTCAAGACATACCCAACCTGCGTAGACACAGATTGTTCCTCAACTACTTTATCCGGTAGATATATGCCGCTTTCTGTCTGACCCTTTCCCTTATATGGGAGAATCAACAGACGCCATCCCGTGGGACTTGGCATCTTTTCTAAAAGAGATTGACCCAAAGCAGAAGGGTCTAAAGTTGTCTGTACTTTCTCTTTATAAGCATCTTCGAGGTTGGCTACGCCCTCTTTAGCCGCATCTAAGTCGATGGCATGTGCTTTAATCAACACTACGCTCCTGTTTATCTAGCAGGTCTTTTAGTTCCTGTTCCACATGATTTAGGGCCTCTAAGTTACCCATAAGCTCACGATATTGCTCTAGTGATTTAACGCTGCCGTACTGCATTAGATCGACAACGCCCTGTCTTCTTTCTCTTATAACGCGAAAAACTGCTTCTGCAACGCGTATCTCATCCATTCCCAGATTCTCCCATTTAATCTTATACGGGAAACCTACTTGGTTTTTAATAAACGTGCAACGAGTCGTCCGTAATTTTTACTGGCAGGCAATACGCAACCGCTCTGTCAGAAGTTGTAATGCCATGAGTGCTATAACGCTCCACCAAAGCTTTAGCAACGCGGTTGCAAACGTTTAATTGGTAGAAATACAGATCATCCACAGCCAAAGACCTAGCGTCCCCATACCCTAAATACAGCATGAGGACGAATACGTGCATTAGAACATGATCTCGAAATGTGGAGCATCAATAAATGGTCTGCGGCCCTGTGATCTGCGAATGTCAATGTAGCTGTTCATTGCATTCTCCGCAGTTCCGTCCCACGCACCAAGATCATCTATCGTCCATGCCGCGCCCCAACGGAGCTTTACCCCCGCTGCTTCCGCAGCTTCCTTCATGGCATCAGCAATCTCATCGTACAAGTTTAGTTCCCAACGCCCGCCGTCGCAGTAAGCCATCAAATCAACGGCGTTGCCGTCAAGATGTTTTGATTTCATGGTTTGCGAGGCCCCTTTTCTGACCAACTCTTGTTGCTCTGAAAATGTCCTCATGCCGCATATCACGCTGAAGTCCTGCTTGGTAACCCCTATGGCGTATTTCACGACAGTTACCAGATCGTCGTTGACTCCTTCGAGCCTTGATAGACTTCGATTTCCTAACTTGTAGCCCATAATTACTTCCCCGCATACTTAGATATTGCCCGATTTCCAAACCAGAAAGCTAAGACTGCCGACATAAGTCCGGCTGTTTCTGGGTCCCACATAAGTTCAACAGCTTCCGTCCAATCGCCGCCAGACTGCCCTACTTTAACCATGATAACTACTTTTGTAGCTACGAAC